CCAGCCTCAGTTGATGCTTGGCACGTTCCCGATTGATGACCCGCAGGCGTTGCGCAACCCACGGCGCGACACCACGTACGTCACATCTGGTTTAAACGCCAATGGCAACTTGTCTGGTGGCTCACGAGACATCCAATGGGGCTGGAACCCCGTAGGTGGCTCCCGTTTGTTTGACGACGCCCTCACCCCTAACTACTTGGTAGCAACGACATTTGTTGGTACAGTCAGCGTAACTTGAAGGAAATTAACATGGCATTCACAAAATCAGCAGACGGCATCGCCAAACAGGGCAAAACCAAGGGTAAAAACCTTGGCGACAGCGGCCCCATGGTCAAAGAGATGATGGGCGGCAAACCCGGCAAAAGCGGCGGTGGTAAGCGTAACATTGACATGAAGACAATGGGTCGCGGCATGGCAAAAGTTGCAGCACAGAAGCGAGGCTAATCATGGCTACATTCAGCAAGAAAATGATGGGCAAAGAAGTTGGCTCTGCCAGCGTTTATGCCAAACCCCACACCATGTCTGGCAAGGCTGTAAAGGCTCAGTCCAACCCCGGCAAAGAACCAAACATGAGCAGTCTTGATGCGGCCTGCATGACTGTTGGCAACGTCAGCAGCAAGCCTGATGGCTACCCAACAAAGACCAGCGGCATAAAGATTCGCGGTACTGGTGCGGCCACAAAAGGGACCATGGCTCGGGGGCCAATGGCCTGAGGTTGATATGACCTATCTGGAACTCGTATCCGCAGTTTCTCAATATTCAGAGAACGTATTTCCTGATGATGTCATGGCGACCATGGTGGCGCAGGCGGAACAGCGCATATACAACACTGTCCAGCTTGCAAACCTGCGAAAAAACGCAACAGTCCCAATCACTGTTGGCAACAGGTTTCTTAATGTGCCGGTTGATTTGTTGTCGGTGTTCAGTCTGGCGGTTGTCAAAGATAACGGCGACTACGAGTACCTCTTGGATAAGGATGTGAACTTCATCCGTCAGGCGTACCCAAATCCTGCGACTACAGGGCTTCCAAAGCACTACGCCATCTACGGGCCAAGCATTGCAGACCCGCAGCAATTGACGTTCATTGTTGGGCCAACGCCAAACGGTGATTACGACGTGGAGTTGGAGTACTTTGCGTACCCAGCTTCCATTGTCACTGCTGGCGAGACTTGGCTTGGTGAACACTTTGACTCGGCTCTTTTGAACGGCACTATGGTCGAGGCCATTACCTACATGAAGGGTGAGCCAGATATGGTTAAGCTGTACTCTGAGCGTTACCTGTCCTCGATTGCTTTGCTCAAGAACCTTGGTGATGGCAAACAACGCATGGATGCTTACCGTAGCGGTCAAGTTAGGACGGCAGTTCAATGAGTACGATCCTCCAAACCCAGACCACCAGCTTCAAGAAGGAGCTGTACGAAGGCATTCACGACCTGACCACCGATGTCCTTAAGATTGCCTTGTACACGGCCAGCGCCAACTTAAACGAAGGCACTACGGCGTACTCCACAAGCAATGAAGTGACGGGTGGCGGTTACGTAGCTGGCGGCGTTGAGATGACTGGTGTGACGGTTAGCTCTTCGGGTTTTACGGCCTATGTGAGCTTTGACAATGTGGTGTTTGGTGCGGCGGTAACGGCTCGTTGCGCATTAATCTACAACAGCAGCAAAGACGACCGGGCGATTGCCGTGCTTGACTTTGGCTCGGACAAAACTTCCGCTGATTTCACCATTACCATGCCAGCCGATGGCGCGACATCTGCGCTTATCCGCAGTTCAAATTAAGAGGTTTTAAATGTCAACAGGAAACACAAGCTTACTTGGGCTGGCATTGCCAGTAGAGGGTGAGTTGGATGGCACTTGGGGTGACGTTGTTAACGACTCAATCACCTCCTTGGTTGACTCTGCGGTGGCTGGTACGACCATTCTGAGCACTGATGCCGATGTCACGCTGACAGATACAAGCCTTGCCGCCAACCAAGCGCGGCAGGCTATCCTGCGCTGGACGGCCAGCAACGGGGCCACAACACGCAACATAACAGCACCTGCACGCAGTAAGCCGTACATCGTCATCAATGCCGGGACTGGCTCATGCGTTCTGCGTGGAGCAGGGCCAACCACAGGCATTACCATTGCCGCTGGCGAGAGCTGCGTTGCCGCATGGGATGGCTCTGACTTTGTGAAGGTTAGTACAAACGCTGCTGGCGCTGGCGGCGTGACTCTGGATGGCGTTCAAACCCTGACCAACAAGACACTGACGACACCCGTTCTGTCAGCCGTTGCTTCGGGCATTGTGGCTGGCCGCTTGGGGTATTTGTCTGGGGTTCTCTCGTTTGGAGACGGGAGTGTTCAGCGTTCGGTTGCAACGCTAGACGGCACTCAGACATTCACCAATAAGACGCTTACCACTCCTTTACTGTCTGCCGCCGCCTCGGGCACTATTGCTGGCAGCTTGGGGTATTTGGCTGGCGTGCTGTCGTTTGGCGATGGCTCTGTTCAGCGTGCGGTTGCAACAGTAGATGGTACGCAGACGCTGACCAACAAGACGCTGACATTGCCCGTAATTTCGTCCATCAGCAACACAGGCGTTCTGACTTTGCCAACCAGCACCGACACGCTGGTGGGTCCAGCCACTTCTGACACGCTTACCAACAAAACCATAAGTGCCGATAGCAACACTTTTTCTGGAATTGCCGCAAGTTCGTTTGTTACTTCGGATGCCAGTGGAAATATTGATGGCTCGGCTACTCAAAAAGCCATTCCATCCGGGGCAGTTGTTGGGACAACTGACACTCAAACACTGACCAACAAAACCATAAGCGCGGACAGCAACACACTTTCCGGGATTGCTGCAAGCTCATTCGTGCTGTCGAACGCCAGCGGCAACATTGATGGCTCCGCCGCGCAGAAGGTCATTCCGTCCGGGGCGGTTGTTGGCACGACCGATACCCAGACGTTAACCAACAAGACGCTGACGTCGCCCACAATCACGGGTGCAACTTTTTCGTCGGCAACCTTTACGGCTGTGACCTTAAATGATGGCTACACCGAGGAGGTTTTGGCAATCAGCGGCACTACGCCAGCGCTGACGCCCACAACTGCGTCCATTCAAACATGGTCGCTCACAGCCAACTCTACGCCAACAGCGGGAACATGGGCATCGGGCCAATCACTCACATTGATGATTGATGACGGATCGTCACGCACTATCAACTGGGCCTCTGTGCCGGTTACGTGGAAAACGGATGGCGGCGCTGCGCCAACTCTGAATACAACGGGGTACACAGTAATCCAGCTTTGGAAGGTAAGCACCACAATTTATGGTGCTCGCGTGGGAGATGCGTAATGCTTGCTGACAAAGTTCGCGCCGCAACATCATCGTCTGGTGCAGCAGCCGGGGGCTCTGTGGCTGTAGCACACGACACCACGCCATTTGTGACTGCCTACGCATGGAGCAGCGCTGGATTTGGAGCAAAGTTTACCAACCCAGCAACTCTCCCTGCGGCGGGCGGGCTTGGCGTTAGTTTTGCTGCGGATGGTTCGGCAATTGCCGTGGCGCACAGCACTTCACCCGGCGTTTCTGCATATCCTTGGAGTGCAAGTGGCTTTGGCTCCAAATACACGAACCCAGCTACCCTGCCAACAAGCGCACGAGACGTTGCGTTCAGTCCAGACGGCGCAGCCCTTGCTGCCGCCATGTCATCTTCTCCTTATATTTCAGCCTACCCTTGGAGCGGTAGTGGCTTTGGAACAAAGTTTGCTAACCCGGCAACGCTTCCATCCGCTTCGGCAGGAGGCATTGCTTTTAGCCCTGCAAGTACAGCCGTGGCTGTCAAAACTACATCCTCACCAAACGTCGATGTTTACGCTTGGAGCGGTAGTGGCTTTGGCTCTAAATTTTCCAACCCCGGTTCTTTCCCTGATGGCACCAGTCTTCTTCCAAAAATTACATTTAGCCCTGATGGCCTAACCATTGCAATGGCCCACTCCGCTGGCACCATGGTGTCGGCCTACCCTTGGAGCGGCAGTGGTTTTGGCACTAAGTACACCAGTCCATCGCCAGCACCGTCCGATGGTCGAGGTGTAGCGTTTAGCCCAGACGGCGCAAACATTGCGGTGGCTCACAGCTTCACGCCGTTTGTGTCTATTTACCCATGGACTAATGCCAGTGGGTTTGGCACCAAATACTCAAACCCAGCCACTTTGCCAGCAGGCGCAGCTTTTTCTGTTGCGTTTAGTTCAAGCGGCTCAGACGTTGCGGTGGCTCATGACACAACACCATTTGTTACAGCCTACCCTTGGAGCGGTAGTGGCTTTGGAACAAAGTACACCGACCCAGCCACTTTGCCAGCAGGCACTTGTTACGACGTCAAATTCACCTCCGTTTAACCAAAAGAGTAACATGAATAAAAAAGAAATATTGACCGGCGCATTGGCGGCGCGAGAAGACGAAGTTTTGCAATATCAGATCAACATTGACAACTACAC